CCGACAAGTACTATCCCAAGCTGCCTTGTTATTACCACCTCTAAATTGCGAAGCATTAGCCGCCATATCAGGCAGATCGGTAACAGCATCGCGCTGCAGGCTACCATCGGTGTTAAAGATAAGCGAACAAACAGAGGCTACGCGGTTGTTTACATTGTCGAATGTGGCATACCAAGGGGAAATAGATCGTGCTTGTCTAAATATCCAAGAAGAATCTTGGTAAACCATACTAAACTTTCTATCTACCCATGTTTTTAATCCATCAATACCTGCTTCAAGCTTAAAATAATAAGCAGGTTTTCTAAGCATTACATTTCCAACACTACCATCTAATGTAGCAGTAGTGCCATCTTGTTTTTTTCTTGAATCAGATTCACCTAACCAATATAGAAAACTACCAGTAGGAGATTCTACATATCTTTTTATATTTCTTTGTATTGGTTGTGATTTATGCAAAGTAATATCTCCTATCCTTTCCAATTCACTACCACTTATGGCATTATTTACAATAGGTGTGCCAGATTCATCTGTTAAATACACTCTATATCCATACCACCCCTTGCCTGTAACAGCTAATTTATTACCTACGTTTATAATATTATTCATAATTCTATTGCTGTTTTAGAAATTAATGTATATTTTATGCCGCTATTTAATTGAAATTCATTATCTATACTACCAAGCTCAATTAAATCCATTCCAGACCAATCATACGTTCCTGTGTCTGAATCTACTAATATATCATTTACATATAGTTTAATTGTAGTTCCCGTATATGTAACTCTAACCTTTGTAAATCCAGTTAAGCCTGTTGCTACTAATGTCCAAACAGTTAAATCAAACCCATCACCAGCATCAAATTCAAATTCTATCGTACCTTCTGTTTGACCAATAAGGGATGTTGCAGATGTTTTATGTGGATAATCTTTCAACCTCGTCAAAGCCATCACTTCTGCACCGTATATTGGTGAAGTTGAAGCTGCTCCGACTTCAAGTTGTGCGTGGCAAATCTCAACCACATCACCCGAAGTAGCGAGTTTCAAACCTATTTGTCCAGTTGTGCCTGCTGCTGCGGCTGCATACTCAAAGCGTTGCCATTCACTTGTAATAGTAATTGCCCTATCGGTATCGTTAATATCAACCAACGAAACAGCACCCGTACCGCTAACCCTTCGCACAAATAGACTATTAGCATATAAGGTTCCTGCAACTGTTGTGATAGGTGTTGCAAGTTTAATAGTGCCGTTGTTTGCTGTTGCCGTAAGCCTAAAGCCTTCATTTGTGTTAACACCATC